ATACAGTGTCAGGCCCTTGACGGCGTCAGAGAAGCTGTTCTGCGGCCGGTAGGCCTCAACCTTGCTGATCTGTTCCGCGAACGTCAGGCCGGAATTGGTTCCGGCGACGGTGACGAACTCGGAGCCTGTGGTGTTCGGGGCGTTGTTCGTCTCGACAATGTCGAAGCCCGCGGCGCGGCCGACGATGCCGGAACGCAGACCCATATCGGTGCCGGATTCGTTGACCTTCACGAAACGGGAGTCCCGCAGGAGGCAGCCATACAGGTCCGGGGTGACGGCGACGGAGCGGCCCTGGGTGGGGACGTTCGCCTTCGTCAGACGGGTGCGGAGCGGAACGAGGACGTTGTCGTAGGCCTGGTTCGGGGTGGCCTGACTGACCGAGATCGAACCAAGCTGGTTCGCGGTCTGGATGCCGGTGTAGAAGGACGCCAGGTACTGGTCGATGACGTCGGCGATACCGTAGCCTGCTTCGTCCATGGCCTGGGGGATGACGTTGCCCTTGGCCTGACGTGCGTCGATGTCGTCCACCATGAACGCGAAGAACTTGGACTGGTCCACGATCAGGGTCCGCTGGGAGTCGTTGACCTGCTCCGGGCTGATGACCGTGGAGTTGGGCACGTAGTTGTTGATCGTGGGGCGGCCGATGGAGGGG